TGGATTCGTATTAAAATCAACACCAATAAAAAAAGGTTTATTATAATCAATAGGTTTATTAATTACTGAATCTATTGGATGAAAGTTATAGTAAATAGCACCAGCATAATTTTCAAATGTACCCTCAAACTCTTGTCTAAATGTTCTTTGATCTAAGTCTTGTTTTGCTTGTTCTATTTCTTTTTTTGTAACCATACCACCATCTAATGTAGTAAATTGAAAACTATCCCACTCAGGGTCTGTCTTGCCTTTAACAAACATTTCGTAAGACCAATTTCCATAACCTTTTGGCGACCCACACATTAAAACTGCCCCGAGTGTATCACTAACAGAAGCCCTCAAAACTTCAAACCATGTTCTTTTATTTATGTCGCTAAATTCATCTAATATAAGAAAGTTTAAACCTGTACCTCTAAGTGTATCAGGTAAATCAGCAGACTTTAATGATATTGTACTATTTGTTTTTCTTATAGTTATTGTAAGTGTTGTTTCGTTAATATCTTCTATCCAATTAAACTGATTAAGAACTTCTTTTAAACTAGACCAACAAATATCTTTTGCCATCTTTAATGTTGGTGCTACATACCATATCTTTTGATTAGGCTTTGATGCGTATTTCATCATCTCAGTTATAGCAAGATATGTCTTACCAAATCTTCTACCTGATATAAGAACTCTAAATCTTTTATTAGATTGACTTACTTTATGTTGACTTTTTGTTAGAGATATTTTCACTACAACCAAATTTTATATAGATATTATATTTATTAACTTCTTCCCTGCCTATTTCAATTATTTTATCATAAGATTTTGTATAACCATCAAGCATACAAGTATAACCATCTTTATAGGTCTGATTAAGTGTAAAAGGTGGCATACATTGAGTTTTACCTTCCACAAACGCACACATGATTATCGTCAGAACATACTCCATCTACTTTTTCCTTTTGTATTTTCGGTGCGTTTGAACTCTCCAAGTCCAATGGAATATTGCCCTTGTTATCTTTTCTATTTTTTTTAACACCCAATCTATCATTATTAAATCTTACTTCGTTTTCGTATGTCCTATCTTCGTCAATCATATTATTCTAAAATTATTTTCTTTATTGATTTTTCTCCCATATAAATTTCTGTCTCAGCTTTACCTCTCCAGCATTTATAAGATACAGTTTCGCTATAAGTTCTTTCAGCTTCTCTTTTACCTCTTAAACAAGTGGCCATGTTATCTTGTATTCTATGCTCTTTTATTTCTCCATTTACAAACATTAACAAAGCTATTATTCCTGATTCAATCATTGGCCATTACCATTTTTGTAGTGCATATCTCTGGCTTTGTCTTTTAATGATTCAATATCAGTTAAAACTTTATCCATTTGTTTTGTTAAAAATTCTATATTAACTTTATTTAAAGCCATTGACTCAATATGTTTATTTAATTTATCTGTTGTTTTATACAAATCTTCAATCATCATAAACTGTTCTGAGTCTGCTGGTAATGAGCCTAGTTGTCCTCTTGGCCATTTAATTCTAAACTCTGTATTTTCTTCTAAATCTTTTTCCATTAATTGTAATCTAGTATCTGTGATATTTAGCCTTTCAACCATTTGAAAATAGCCCATTGTTCCAAGAGCAACAATAACAATTAGACTAGCAACTGTTTTCATTGGCATAGATACTTTTGCTTCTTCTGATATTTTAAGTGCCATTATATATTAAATCCTTTTTTCCAACTTTGAATTGCCCAATATGCTGGACTCAATGTAGCTTGTTTTCCACTTCTTCTAACCTTAGCAAGTATAGGTCTAAATCTAGCAAAGAAACTTCTCTGTCTAGCTGGTATATTCTTCTTTATACTCATAGTTTTAGAGCCAAAATTAACTTTCTTAACTCTGCCTGATGATCTATCTTTTACAAATACTTTGAATTTCTTTACATCTCCACGAGAGGGTTTATTTAATCTAACAGTTCTACCTTTATATTTAGCCATAAGAAACTAAATAACACATATCATTCACAAATAAAACCTTGAATAGTGCCTCTACCATCATTTAAATAATAACCATTCTTCATAGCATCATCAAACTCTTTATAAGTGGCTATTGCTTCTCTATGATCGTCTGCGTACATTAGACATTCGTGGACTTCCATCGGTCTTGATAATTCATATTTTTCTTTTAATAAAGTTCCATCGAATAACAGTATCAGTATTATAAGTGTTTTGCACATCAGCCCAATCCTTTATTTTTTTATACCAAAGGATTTTATATTTATCATCTTTAGTTTTATTATAAAGATTTGCTAATTTATCTATCTCTTGAAATATCTTTTTCGCCATTTATTACAAACATAAGTATCTTTGACTCCTCTAGTACGATAGAGTCCGCAAAATGCGTTTCTATTAGAATAGAGTCCGCAGTTCCCACAACTACCTCTACCTTGTGATTGTCTAAAATCTTCAGGCATCTGATATGGAATAAACTCTCCATTAGGATAAAACATTGATCGCTTTGTCATCTGCCTTGTTTATTATATTTTTTATATGATCTTCTTTTATTTTTATTCATTGATGAAGTTTTAACTCTACCACTACCTATTGATGTTCTTTTGTGTTTCTTTTCGTACAGTACAACTGCACCATAGACATTACCTTTTTTCTTTGCCATTTATATCTTTAACTTCTTCAGCCTGTGCTTCTATGATTAATGGTAAAGGCTCTGTTGTAGATGTTGTGTGAACTTTATCTACCATGTTAAGCATATTCTTAGACAGCCATATCAAAAGCTTATCATTACCTTTCATGGCCTTTTCGTACATTCTTTTTCTTAAACTAGCTTTACCTTTGTTTTTATTAACCTCTAATAAATCGGCAAATCTTCTTTGTAATGTTCTAGCAGATATTCCAACAATACTTCCTATTTCTTCTTGTGTGCATCCTATTTGACTTAAAT